CCAACCTTCCCAACAAACACCAATTTCAACAAAATCAAATAAGTGGAGAAGGTGCACCACTACCGCCACTCACACCAAGAGACTGGCAGATCACACTAGGTAATAAGTTGTTGCGTGTACTAGCTATGCAAGAGTTAGATGGATTATGTGCTGAGTACGAAGCAGTACAACCTAATTCAGTTATCAACCCACATGGACCCACAGGGTGGGACGAGAATTGTATTTTAAATGGTGCCAGTGCCAGTTGCATTGTGCGTGTGGGTCGTGATGTGTTCTTTGACAATAGCGGTTTTTTACGTCCAGATCAAACTCGCTGGATTGTGGACAATGTGCTAGGGCCCGAATATAGAATACACGAAGCAATCACAGATGGACACGGCGATGCTGTGTTTGCCATACTCAAGCCAGGAGTGTTGCTGAGTAGCAAGCATGACGTAAATTTAAACTTGGCTGCAGACTTTCCAGGATGGGACGTTTGCAAAATATGGGATAGTAGTATCTGGGCTGCTATGGAAGTTGGCAAGTTCAAGTATGAGTCTAGCCCAGGTGCGTGGTATGTGCAAGGACAAACACCCACACCTGAGTTTACAGACTTTGTGAACACTTATCTAACCAAGTGGATTGGATTTGTTGCTGAAACTGTTTTTGATGTCAACTGCCTGGTGTTGGATGAGTCTCACGTTATATTCAGTGCATACAACCGAGAAGTGTTTGACTATTGCCGTAAGCACCGGATAGAACCCATCATCTCAGAACTTCGTCACAGTTACTTTTGGGATGGTGGTATCAGTTGTTGCACTCAAGACATTCGACGTCGCGGTGGCCTGGAGACTTATCTCTAAGGATGTCCAGCTAGATAAAATCTATTGGCAGTATCGTCGGCGCCTAACACAGGGGTCATCGGCAACTCGCCCAGGTGACGAGGCCAGGCCAATATACTCATCAATGCTGTACCTCCAAATACATTGTCTGTGTTGTTGGCAAAATTTGCAGGATTATAATTGTTGACTTGGGCCCAATAAAATCTATATCTATCTTCGCTCAACAACAAGTATATGTCTCTAAGGTCCTGTGATTCATGCGCTTCATAGTATACCACAGGGCAATATTGTTGTATGATTTGCTCACAACCTTGCAACACCTGTAGTTCATGTCCTTCCGCATCAATCTTGATAAAGTCTGGTGGGTCCAGTCCAGCAGTATCTAAATCAATGGCAGTAACCGGAATTCCTGTGGTGTGGGCAACAACACTAACAGCACCAAAATTGCTTGTCTGATCAGGATCATAATCTGAAATGTAACAGGTTGTCTTGCGGTCACTCACTGCGTACTGTCCTAAAAACACATTGTCAAATTCTTCAGTGTTTTTTTCTAACAACGCATAGTTACCCGGATGTGGTTCAAACGCATACACACGTTTGGCCCGTGTGGCAAATGCTGTGGTATGGTATCCTATGTTGGCTCCCACATCATATACCACAGCACTATCAGTTAAAAAACTCAGGATAAAATCAATTTCGCATTGTCCGTACTCTCCGTAACGAGCAAGGCTGGTACCAATCATTAGATCGTTGCTGTGGTACCAAAATTCATTGCAATATCGAGTTTTTGTAGATTTGATCATGAGTATACTGTTACACCATATAGCATTTCAAAACGGTCAGCGTCTGCACGATCATTGACCATGGGCTCGCCACGTATGTTCAAACTGGTGTTCAGCAACATGGGACAACCTGTTTTGGCGTACCATGCTTCCAACAACTGTCTTATTCCTGATCCATCCGCTGCCACCGTTTGTACTCTACTGGTGCCATCAACATGACATATGGCAGGGTAAACGTCAGGTTGGCGACAATGAGCCACTGACTGCATATAACTGTGAGTATGCCAGCCTGGCTTGATGTCAAAGTATTGATCAGCCAGTTCAGCTAATATGACTGGCGCAAAGGGTCTAAACTTTTGTCTGCGCTTGATTGCATTTACTTGATCTTTTATGCTGGGCATACGTGGGTCAGCCAGTAGGCTACGATTTCCTAGTGCTCTGGGTCCGAATTCGGCGCGACCGCTAGCCACACCAACAATGCCATCACGCAAGAGACCACCAACGGCAGCATCAACAGGATACCTACCAGGTATGTCATGGCCCAAAAAAGCATTAGTCCAATTAATGCGCTTATTGTAAACAAGGGCTGCGGCGCCAAGGCTACTGCCAGCATCACCAGGACAAGGCATAATCCATATATCATCAAAAAATCTCCTTAATTTTCTATTGGCCAAACAGTTGAGTGCAACACCACCTTGATACACAAGATTGGTGCTCCACCCAAAGTCTCTGGCCCGACGCATGACATTGCCTATCAAGCGTTCTAACAATCGCTGCGCGGCAGCAGCAATATCTACATTGTCAAGTCCGCCCATGAATTGATCATTAAGACCTGTGTGTAAATTTTGTTTGAACTCTATGGTGCCTGGATCGCTGATCAACACTGCTTCCATGAGATCATGATAATGATCATTACCATACGCAGCCATACCCATGGTAATGTATTCTTCGTCTAGTGGGTGTAGGCCCACACGCTTAGTAATTGCACTATAAAAGAGACCCAGGCTGTGCGGATATTGTTGTGCCCACAGTCGTTGGTATCTTGCTTGTCCTCGTTTGTCATACTCTGCTCCCCAGATTGATATTGTGTCCCACTCGCCTATGGCGTCAATTACCACAACTGTGGCACGATCATACGGACTGGTTTGAAAACCACCTGCTGCGTGACTGAGATGATGATTGTGGCAACTGTGCGATGCTGATGGGAAAAATCCTTTGAGTTGTTGTTGTAAAATTTGTCCAGTGGTCAACTTGTTCCACTCTATTCCTTGGCCACTGTACAACTGGCGTAGTTGTTTTTTCCAAGGTGTCTCGTAATAGGCCACATGATCAATACCGCCTGTGTTGCAAGCGTCCCAGATCAAGTCTTTGTGAATATCTGCATCATTTTTCTTTTTGCTGTAACGTTCACTGTGTCCGGCAAACAAAATGTCGCCTTGAGCGTTAACAACTGAGATGGCAGCGTCATGGTAGCCAGCACTAATTCCTAGTATGTTCATTTGTAGATAAATGGATCACGTTTGCGAAGTTCTTTTAATTTTTTACGATAACGAATTTCAAGTGTGATTCTTGCCCAAAGTCTGCGTATCCAATTCATCCTAATCTCCTAATTTGCTGGGCAGCATAGTCTGCATCGCTCCAGCGATACTCATATGTAGCTTCGGCATCACTGGTACGGATTTTACACACATCCAAATGGGCAGCAAGTTGTTGCCAAATTCGATTGTAGTCTAGTGTACCAAATGTTTTTGTTAAGTTAACTTGTGCCACTTGTGGATGTCCAATTGTGAGACTGCGATCTTCAGGATCAAACCCGTTGATTGTTAACCATGTGCGAAATTTGGCAATTTTCTTTATTTGCCATTCATAAGCGCCTGGATCTCTGGCCCACTCAATATCAAAATCTCCAGCAGCTTCAGTTTGATTGCGTAGGCTAGTTGTCACAAGTTCATCTACACTGCGACCTTCGTCATTGAACACTTCCCAATGTGCTTTGCCCACTGCTTTGTTTACTCCTACATACACACCACCCTGTTGTCGATTGATTGTGTCTATGCCAAACAGTTCATAATCTTCAGTGTCCAGTGCAAACCGCGGTGCGTTGAGCCAACACATCAATTGACTTGGTCTACGCCATTCAGGTGCTTGTAACACCTTGCGCATACTCAGCACAAGACTTTCATACTCATGGCACAACAAGTTCAGTTGACGTATGTGCCAGCGTGTGCCAGCATCTGCTTGTGTCCAATAAGAACTCATATGTCCCGAATGCCCTTGCAGATCTTCAAAGTAACGATGCAACCAATTCATGCGTTCATGGTCAACATCCAAGTTGTCTTGTATTGTGCCTTCTACTGTGAAATGATCGTCAATGGTATAACCCAGATTGGCCGTGTTGATTGCATTAATGCTGGTATTGATTTGGCCTATGATGTATTCAGCCGTGCGTTCACTTTCGGTCCAACCCAACCAGCAGTAGTTTTTTTCCAAGTGCAAATTGTTACGTATGATATCATTTAATGCTGACAACCATTTGCGACTGAGGCTGTTGTCTGTTACATCAACGTACAGTGTGAGTGTGTCTGCACCTCGAAGATCTATTTCAATTCTATCAAGCAATGTTGTTCCACCATTCTAGCACCGCAGGACGAGCAGCAAGTATTTCAGTCATTGTGATCTTCTGTGTGCGTATGCTTTCTAATTGTAACACACGAGCACGTCCGCTTGCAAGACCTGCACGATATGTGTCTGGCCATTGTTCTTCAAACGTAGGGCGTGTTTTTAACTGTATCAACATGTCACATAGCGCACCATCTACTTGTGGCACAAGTTCATCTATCCAGGGTTCTAGCAGTGTTCTAGGTAAAGCCAGTGGGCTCATCACAATGTTAGGAGAGAATGAAAACATTACTTTAGCCAGGACTTCGACTCCGTATGCTTCAGCAAGTTGTCTAATGCGTGTAACTTCAAACATTCCGGGCAGAGTGAGCGTAAAGTCAATTCGTACTTGACGTCGGTGACGTTGGACCGCAAGTGCTTTACCAAGATTGTCAAGCCAGCGATTATACTCGAGACCTGTTCTAATGTATTCGCCAACTGCGCCTGTACCGTCGAGACTTGCACATATCTGCCAATCCCTAAGCCTACTAAGAATATCGCTGAATAGATTGACACCCCGATAATCCACTCTGGATAAATTTGTATTGTATCTAGCATATACTCGTGGTCCGTCCCCTAATTCAACTATGCGTTTCATGTAACGCCAATGTTGTTCGTACATCAAGGGTTCG